CCGCCCATTGCGTCCACTCGCTTCTGGATGCGATCAAACCTTTTCACAACTGCCGGGGGGATATCCCCGCCAATCAGGTATTCAAGTCGCGATCTTGTGTATGCGTCCATGTAGAAAAAAAAGAGGGGCGGGGCGAGGCTGCGTTGTCCCCACCCCTCTTTTCCAGAGAGTTCAGGTTGTTACTCCTCGACCGCCAGCGCCCACCAATCGAGCGTAGCTGCCACTTCATCGGCAGCACCCGATTTCACGGCAAACAGGAGTGCCAGTTCCTCGTCATCGGGGAACGTGGCAGCTGCCATTTGCGTTTGGGTAACGTAGACCGACTCTTCCACACCATCGATAAACAGTTTGATCTGCTTGTCGGCAGGGTGGTTGATGGGGTCGTACAGGAAGCCCACCTTCATGTAGGTGTTAGCAACAATCGTGTGGATGTTGCCATGCTCCTGAATAGCCGCACCCGACTTTTCCCACGCGAAGTCCAACTCGGCGTTCTGGCCTGTGGTTCCGGTGTTGACATGCTTCGAGCGGAATCCGACGAAATCCTTGTCAGCCAACTCACCGGAGTCGTCGAGAAGGGTGTTTTGCGCAGCAAGCCCCTCCTCGGCCAGGCCAATGAAGAACGCGAGATCGTCATCAGCGACGGTATCGATCTTCAATCGAGCCTCGAAAGCGATGCGGCCAGAACCAGTCGCGTCAATCGCAACCATTCCACCTTGGTTTCCGCCGGTGCTGATACTTCCCTCGTCGTTGTCGGCATCGTTGCCAGCAATGACCAGAGCGCCTGTCGCTTCAGTAGCGGATTGCTTTAGCGTCACGCCAGTGTCGATGTAGGTGGCGTAGTTGCCGATGGTCTGCGCACTGATGTGCGCCGGATGGTTCAGGAAGTCGTCAAAGAAGTAACGACCACCCAGGCCGACGCTGAAATTCTTGATCGGCAGGTTGCCGAAAATTCGCGGCGACAACAGACGGCTGCTCAAGCCCTTGTGCATTACGTTGGATGTCACTGTCGTGTCTCCCGATACTGCCAATCTCGGTTACAAACCCTCCCGCCCCGCATGGCAGTGATAGCGGGGCGGGAGGTAACAGGTTTCAGTCAGTCCACTACTTACTGAGGACGAAGTTCCTTCTGCGGTCCTGGCAGAAGAAGTTGTAGGTGCAGTCGATGTACTGCGTGATCGTCCTGTGGTGCAGCGGATGCGGCGCGACCTTGGTTTCCTTCATGTACTCGCCACTCAGGAAACAAGGCTTGAACACGGTCCAGTTGATCCCGTAGATCGGGTTGGTCGTGTCCACGGTGCCGCTGTTGTTGTCGAACCACGGAACCCACTCGACAGGAATACGACGGAACTGAACCGCCCCATCCTTCGACGCAACGTCGTTGCCGAGGTTGTCGTTCTGCGACTCCAACACTTCTTCCAGGGTGCCCAGCACCGTGTAGTCGGTGTAGAAGCCCCACTGGTTGCCCATGTTGTTGAACGGACCATCCACGGGCGGTCGGAACTCACACTTCGTGGCAGCTTCGCGCCACAATCGAATTGCGTCGCTTTTTGCGACCGAAGTGTACTGCCCCGTGAAGTTGGCCCATTTTGGGTACGTCGTCTGACTCAGACCACCCACGTCGGAGAACCCGCTCGGGTGTGCTCCGTTGAACCCCGTGGTGTTGTTCTTGACGATCCAGTACGGAACGCCGTAGGGCGTGAGTTCGTCCGACGAACTGCTGGGAGCACCCCAGAAGTTACCTTCCATCAACTCGGCCAGGTCGGTCATAGCGTCGACCCGGGAAGTCTGCAGAAGGTTGACCAGACGGGCCGGTGAACGGTTCATCGAAATGACCCGCTCTTCGAGCGCCCAGTGAGTTTCACTGTGCCGCCACGGAATGTTGCCCGTCTTCTGCGTGTCAGCAGTTGTCGGGTTGTCAGTCTCGTTGAGCTTGACGTTCCGTGCAGCGTTGTTGGAGAAGACGCGGACGTTGAACTGGTGTCCGTAACCGGAACCGAACTGGACCGCTTTCTTCTTCAGGATTTTCGGCATAGCGATATGCCGCTGGTTGTCCACGACGATGTCTGCCCACGTTGATTTTTCAAGGTGGCGCAAAGTAGTCGTTACGAGATCTGTATAGTCGTCAGCCTGGTAAGGCATTTCGGACCTCCCCTATTAGTTGGGGAAGGCGCTTGAGATATCATCGGAACCCAAGTTCTCACGTTGCCAATTGGCGGCTGCTCGGACTGCGGCTTCGTAGCCACGATCCGACGTGTCCTCCTGGCGTGTGGGAACTGCGGAACTTTGTCCTGCGATCTTCCGTGATCTCTGGGACGCCTCCTCCAATGCGTTTTGAGTAAACTTTTCACCGAACAATGAATTGGCCGCACGCTGCGCCAATTCCGACAGGGAGGGCATTTGCCCACCTCCCTGTGAGTGAACCTGTCCAAGGCGAGCAGCTTCATTCGCTACCTGGATCCGGTTCGAGCCGACTTCTTCGGGAACATCGTTCAACCGACCGCGGCCAAAGATTTTTTCGTCCATCGAGTTGAAGATCGTGTCGAGTTCTCTCGACGCGATGTCCTGCTGGACGAGTTGATGTTGTTGCATCAACGCTTGGTTCTGCTGCATCACAGCATTCATTCGCGATTCCATCTGCTGGAACCGCTTGTTTGTGTTGTCGTTGAGCTTCAGAACCCCGTCGTCGTAATCGTCGGGTTCTTCAAAAGAGAAGTCCGAAACCGCCTCGGGCTGTCCGGCCTGCTCATTTCCCGCAGCCTGCTGTTGCTGCTGCTGTGCCTGGCTTTGCTGCCGAGCGTGCAACGCCCGATTGGCTATTCCACCGATGACGCGATCGAATGCCTCGGGGTCACCAAACGCTTTTACGTCTTCAACGCTCATGCCCAGAGCATTGGCCAGGGCAAACTGGTTGTTCGTGAACTGCGGTTCTCCGGCTAGGGGATCTTCTGGCTCGACGGCTTCGGGCTCTGGCTCGGGTTCCGGCTCCTCCATCGCAAGCATTTCGATCTGATTGATCGCCGGTTCTTCCTCGACGATGTCATGCGGTTCGACTACGGGTGGAGCTTCCTCGGCTACCGGAGTTTCCTCGACTTCGGCAGTCTCCACCGGCGTCACTTCAACCGGCGTTTCGGGTGTTTGGGTTGTCTCTTCTGGCATTGATCACTCGCCCTCTGGTTCGAGAGCGTCCTGCTCAATGAGTTGTCCATTGCGACTCAGCGTCACAACCTTCGATTCCACGGGTGCTGCCTTCGGCTTTGGTTTTCGGACTGCCTTGGGCTTTGGTTTGGCAGCGACTTTTTTCTTTGCCACGACATCGCTCCAGGTGTGGGATAAAAAAAAAGGGGGCCAACGTGGTTTCCCACGCGGCCCCCTTTACGGGCAGCGACGGTAAAGGCGTCTAACGGATCGCGACTTCCGTTTCAGCCGTTGTGGTGCCGGTGGAAAACCACTGGCCCCCTTGGTTTATTTCTTTCGTCGTCTCGACTTTGCCTTTTTGTAAGCGGCTTTGCCCTTTGCCGTGTATGCGTATTTCTTTGTCTTGCCGCCTCTCATTTTCAGCTTGGGCATAACGTCCTCCAACGCAGATATTCCACACAAACCGTTACGGTGTCAATGACATCACCGTACTGTTACGAAAAGTAAGCGTCCCGATTGTGCATGCCGATCTTCCGAAGATAGGCACGCTGTTGTCGATGGCTATTGAAATGCGGTCGGCCTTCCGAATCGAAGTCGATGGCAAACCCGTGCTTGCGGGCGTGTTCTTCGGCTTCCTGGCGGTCCTTGGGATGTACCGCAGCCCCCTCGCTGACAATCGTCTGGTTCGGGGTGTACGGCATCCGCACTCGGCCCGCACCACGCGGGTTGGTGTTGAAAGCTTTTCGGCTGACCGTGTCACCGTTGATTTTGTATACGACTGGCAACTTAGTACCCCCCGACAAATGGTGGTCGTGCTGTTGGTGTTTGAGGAGCCGGGGCCAGGTTGCGGGGCATCGACGGGGCTTGTGGAGAAATTCCGCCCAGTGGCGCTCGTTCAAAACTCGGGAAGAGTGCGTCACCGATGCCACCCAGCATGTCGGACAACGGGGGAATCCCGGGAATGCCGCCGCCACCGCCTGGATAGTTGGCGGGGTTCAGAAGGGGTGCCGTTAGAATATTTGTTCCCGGCTCTGTGTGTGCAGGAACTGCTGGCCCACCACCGAAGATTGCAGGCCCGGGCCTGGCCGGTTGAGCCGGAACATGGACGGGCGCTGGTGTAACCCCCTGAAGCAGATCCGCCATACCGAGAAAGATCGCCTCGTCCAGCCACGGGTCTAGCTGGTTTTGCTTGTAGCTGTCGATTATCCGCTGCGTCGCTATCTTTTTCCCCGCCGCTGTTTTTTTCGCGATGTCGAAAGGGCCACCCACGTCCTGGACATCCTCTGCCGTGACCTGTTCGTAATTGTACATCTGGTAGGGATCGATATACGGACCCGAGTCTGTGTGCCTCGCGTGGTAGTCCGCGACGGCCTGTGGATCTGGCGGCCTCGGAAACGGTGAGATGTCCTGAAAAATCGTCTGTGGGTGTCCCGGTGGGTAAACCGGCCCCCTGCCCACATTCTCATCCGTTGCGACATTGACAATCGGAAACGGACCTTGGGCGGCTGTGCCAGGTGTGCGGCCAACACCGCGATAATCACCCATTGACCCCGGCTCGCCGGGGATGATGTAGGTGCCAGAATCTCGACCGGGAACCGCCCCGGGTGGCGGAGCAATCATCCCGGGTTCGTAACCGGGAATCGGGACAGGTTCGCTGTCAGCCAAACCCGGGACATTCACAGGCCCATATCCCTCGCCAACCATCCTCATGCGCGTCCCTGCGGGGCTACCAGGACGAACCATCGTTCCTGGAGTGGGACCAGGCACAAACCCCGGTGGATAAAAACCGCCTGGGCTATTGGGCGGGATGATCATTCCGGTTGCAGGGTCGAACGCAACAGGCGACGTTCCGCCGGGACTCCGATAGGGTCCAGCTGGAGTAGTTCTATGCCCTGGCCGGTAGGGTGGCGCTGGCTGTCGCTGCTGCTGGGCGATCTCTTCTGGGGTCGGACGACGACGACGTGGTCTGACAGGCATTACCTAACTCCCGGCATCATCATGTTTCCGATGTCGCCCAGCGATGGGTACATGCCCCCAACCGGCGAAATCGAAGCGGGCAACAACGGTGTCGAATTGGGCATTGGGCGACGGTTGAACGGTATGAACGGCGGATACCACGGCGTGTCTTCAAACGTCGGGTTGCGCGGAGGAATAGTCGGAACGTGACCGCTGCCGCGATGGCTCGGATCCGGTGTACCTGTCGACGGAACGCCTGACGGCTGGGTAACGCCTGGAGCGCCGGGACTCATGTTCCGAGGACCAACCGGCATGTTCGGGTTGTAGCCGCGACCGAAGTAATGCCGCTGCGGCCTCACATGCTTCATGCTCATGTTCGGTCGCGGCATCTGGGCGACGTAGTCTCCAACTGGAGGAATTATCTGACCCGGAGGTATCGGCTGAAACGGAGACTGTTGCCCTGGTCCCGGCGGGACATACGGTGGGATGAATTGTGGATCGTAGTCGTCGTCATAACCGGGATCAGGCTGCTGGCTTGATCGGCGGCGTGGGCGTGGTCGGGAATGACCTGGCGCGGGAGGAGGCCACATCGGGTTCAACTGGTTGCCCGGGTCAAACGTGTCGCGTCGTGGTGTCAGCGCCATTTCTCACCTACATCAATGAATCAGCGTTTTGGCCGGTGCCCGACATCAACTGGCTGATCATGCTCGAGTCCGCGTTTTGCCGACTCGCAGCACCAGGCCGGTTCACTCGCACGTTCTCACGACTGGTCACCGGGGACTGCCGAGGACGGTTCCGGTCAGAACCAGGAGAGTCACCACCCATCGACTCCATCGGTGCTTTCGCCTGCTGCTGGACGATGTCCTTCAACTCGGGCAAGTTGGCGTACTTCGAGTAGATGTCCATCAACGCCGTCATGTTCAGTTCCATCCCCTGCTGTTGAAGCAACGGCATGGCCGGAACCACGATGCCCTGGACAATCTGGTTGATCGTTTGCAACCGCTCGCCAGGCGACTGGTGCTGCATCGAGTACGCTTCGATCTGCACCTCGTGTTCGTAAACCGAATGACCGCGACGGTCGTCGGGAGTGATCTCCATCTCCAACGGACGAATGCCCTCAAACTCCACCGTCACCGGATATGTCTGCAACGGGTCTTGCCACAGGTGAAGACCAAAGTCCCTGATCAGGTCGCGGGTGAATTCCATCACCTTGTCCTGCATGCCAGCGATCCGCTGGTTCGCAGCCGCGAACAACAACTTGTCCTGGCCGACTGTCTCCGACTGCGGACCCAAT